GGGTTACTTGACAAAGTGGCCCAGCTTGACCTCGGCTATCAAAAGTTTGCAATGCGGATGTATATGGGCACCCAGGCGGCGAAGCAGTTCAAGATCGCAACTGATGCGCTCGGTGAATCGTTAGAGGATATTTCCTGGAACCCGGAATTGAGGGAACGGTATAAAAAGCTGATGAACTTGTCAGCGGGCATGAACACGCCTGATGATGCCGGAGCGCAATTAAAATATATCCGTGACATTCGGTTTGAATTTACCCGCCTTAAGGTTGAAGCAACGTACGGGATGCAGTGGGTCGGATATTACCTGATTAAGTTTTTAGGCGGGCCGCTCGGTTCGGTTAAAGGAACGCTTGAAAAAATGAACGATTGGCTCACGGTTAATATGCCGAGGTGGACTTCAAAAATAGCTGAATTTTTAGCATGGGGAACGGAGCTTTTTATCAACCTCTTGCGCCCAATTAAGCTGGCGGCAACCGGACTATCGGAGCTATGGGAATTAATGGGGCCAACAGGCCGGGCGGTTGTTCTTTCTCTTGGAATTGTGCTTGCAAGCGTGTTCGCGCCTTTTACCACTGCCGTTATCGGGGCGATCTTATTATTCGATGACTTCATGGCATATCTTGACGGAAGAAAATCAAATAATGTTCTTGCACCAATATGGCAAGCCACTATTGACGCGCTTAATATTGTCGAAAAGATTATTTTTAAAATCGGCGTTACCATTGACATGATGCGCCAAGGTAAATGGCATGAAATATCGAAATCCGTTGACCGGATGTTTTTCGGAAAAAAGGATTACAACAAAAACGAAATTGATGATGCGATGGAGCTTTTCAAGGGAATTGATGCCAATAAACCGGAAGGTTTAAAAGGAACGGGAACACCGGCTCCCTTAGGGTATAACGCGCCCGGGGGATTGGCAGGGATAGCGCGAGCTGAAACCGGGGGAATAGCGAACCCTTATACCGCCAAAAATCCGGGGAGTACCGCATACGGAAAATATCAGATTTTAAAAGGAAGCTGGAACGATTGGGCGCCGGAGTCAGGGCTTGGTAAAAACGCTCCCATGACGCCGGAGAATCAAGAAATTGTCGCTAACTTCAAATACAGCCAATACCTGAAAAAATATAATGGCAATCAACAACTTGCCGCCGTTGCCTGGAATCAAGGGCCGGGCGTTGCCGATCAGTTTGTGCGTGGTGATTATTCCCGTTTAGCGGATGTCAACTCTTACGTTCAGAAAGCAACCGGGAGCGCATTTAACGTTGGGGGAATAACCGTAAACGTGGCACAGACCAACGCCAGCCCTCAAGAGATTGCCAAAGCTACCGCGAGCGCAGTGCAGGAACAAATGAGGCAAAACGAAAAACTTTACGGTCACAAGACCGCTTTATCAAACCGTGAATTTGCAGGGGTGAGGGGCTAATGTCAGACTGGAACGCCTTTTCATTATCAATAACACCGTCTTCCCAGGGTTCTCTTTATTTTGTGACTTCACTCCGGCCCCAGCAATGGAGCGATCAGAGTGATACGGTATTTGCCCGGACGTTCATATCCGAGCCGGTTTATGATGAAGACGGACAACCGACAACCAACACCGTTGATTATTTCTTTGACGCGGTTATTCGCGCGGAACACACCCAGTCTTTACGAGTTACGGAACACCCGGTCCAGACCGGGGCTTGTATTGTCGATCACGCCTACCAGATGCCCGCACGATTGACGCTTGAAATCGGGATGTCGGACGCTATGGATACGTTTATGAACGGTCAGTTTTCCGGGGATATTACAAAATCGGTTTCAGCGTACCAGACTTTGCTTGATATTCAGTCTAGCAAAAAACCTTTACAGGTTGTTACCCGGCTTAATGTTTATGACAATATGGTCATAGAGCACATCCATGCGGCGGATGATTTTAAGACGCTTTACGGTCTAAGGGCAATGGTGAGCTTAAGGCAGATCATAACCGCCCAGGTAAGCACGGAAACCGTCAGTGTAAGGCCGCAGGCTTCGGGGCAAAGCAATTCAGGAGTGGCGCAACCGACTTCCCCTACAGGAAGCGCATTAAGTAAATTACCAGACCTTTTAGGGACAAATTAATGAGCACTCAAGTAATCCCTTTAACGCCGACACCGAACCAGACCTTGAATACCACTCTTAATATTGATGGGGTCAATAAGACCTATCAATTAAAGATTCGCTATAACGAAATGGCTGATTATTGGGTGATGTCAATCCTTGACCCGGCAACCGGAGATTATATTTTAGATTCAATTCCCCTGGTAACCGGGGATTACCCGGAGGCTAACATTTTACAGCAATACGCTTATTTGGGAATCGGAAGCGCATACGTGGTGAACGTGAGCAATCTTCAAAGCCCGAATTACCCGGACGATACAAACCTTGGTTCTGATTTTGCCCTCGTATGGAGTGACACTCCTGATGCCTAACGGGAACCCATTATATGGCAGGAAGTGGAAAATTCAAGTTGTTCTTAAAGACGGGACGACCGCCCTTGACGTTTCTGACAGCGACTTTGAGACTGGACAGCCGGGCATTGGGGCCTTGCGGGTTACTTTCGATATTCAGCGGCCACAGTATCAATCGTGGTATTACGGTGACATAAGCATTTATAACCTGACCAGCGAGACAGAGGAAAGGCTCATTGAAGAAAGCGCCTCGGTGATTGTTGAAGCCGGTTATGTGAACGGAAACTACGGCCAGATATTTGGGGGAAAGGTTTTCCAGGCTCTCAGAGACCGAGAAAACGTTGTTGATTATGTCTTAACACTTCACTGCATTGATGGAATGGAACTTTTTAACAATAATTTTGTGAAAGTGACTTATAACGCCGGGGACGATCAGCGCACCCATATCCAGAAGGTGTGCAAGGATTCAACAACCACGATCCCGATTGAAGGAATAAGCGAAACGCTTGACGTTAAGAAGATGCCGCGCGGAAAAACTTATTTCGGGGAGCCGAAACGATATTTGCGGCAGATGACGCTGGACCAGAAAGCGCAGATGTGGAGTAATAACGACAAGCTGAATATTTCCAAAATTACAGATCAGCCAAAGGGTGAGGCTTTGGTTATTTCACCAGAAAACGGGTTGATTGATACGCCACAGCAAATTGATTACGGCTGCACGTTTAAGACTCTTTTAAACGCTAATTTAAAACTGACGAATCCGCCTATGATGGTTAAACTTGATCAGACAATGATCAGGCAGATGAAAGCGCAAATAGGTGAGATTCTTTCACCACTCGATAAAGATGGGATTTACCGGGTAATCGGCGTGAATCACCGGGGCGATACTCGGGGACAGGAATGGTATACGGAAGTTACCGGATGCAGTTCAATGGGTAAAATGCCTTTGCAGTTGGCAACCAATTTAGATGAGATGTTACCCTGTATGATGACCAACGAGAACCAGACACCAAACTGATGATTACTTTACCGGAACGCCTAAAATTAAAAAGTGAAGTTTACCGGAAATTGCTCGATCAATTCGAGTTTGATATGCGGGTGGCTTCGCCGGGAATCATCCAAAGCTTTAACGCTACCTCACAGACAGTAACGGTAAAGGTGGCTTTGAGGGAAAAAATTAACCTTAATGGAAATTTAGCATGGGAAGAAATCCCGGTACTGGTTGACGTTCCGGTTTTCATGCCACGCGCCGGGAATTACGTTTTGACCATGCCGGTCACCGCTGGCGATGAATGCCTGGTTATTTTTGGGGATGCCTGCATGGATGCCTGGTGGCAATCCGGGGGCATTCAGAACCAGATTGACCGCCGAAGGCACGATTTAAGTGACGGCTTCGCGCTATTGGGCGTTTGGAGCCAGCCGAAGAAAATAAGCGGTTACTCTACCAGCACGACACAATTAAGAAATCTCAGTGGCGATACGTATGCCGAAATTGACGGAACCACGGTTAATGTCATAGCGGCAAGCGAGGTGAACGTTTCCGCTCCCACGGTGAATGTGGACGGTTCAGGGGAAGTAAATGTCACGTCCCCATCGGTGAATATAGGCAATAGCGCGGTTGTAATCGGAAGCAACACCACGATTGACTCTAGGATTTTCTTACAGCATGAGCATAACGGGGTTGAACCGGGGAACGGAACGACCGGAGGGGTTGTTTAATGGCTACTATTTCAGTCAGGCGGCTCGGTGAAAATTGGGATTACACCTTCGGGAAAGGGAAAGACAATTACCTGACCGGGGTTGACGCGGTGGCCC